CAAAGCCAGCTGCGTGATGACTCAGAGCGGGCAGTCCGCGACGTGATGGCCACTTACAACATCAGCGCTTCCGGCGCCGTTCATCACCTGGTCCGCCTTGGCGCGGGCCTTGACCCACTCATCTGAAACACCCATGGCATCCGAAACCTTCTACAGCCCCAAGGCGCCTGTGCGCTACGTCCATCTCATCCACGCCGATGAGTACAAAGGCAAATGGTTCTACTCGGTCGAGATGATTCTCGACGATTCAAACCCGGCCCATAAAGGCTTCCTGGCCAGGCTTGAAACCGAGTTCTCGGCCGAGCACGGCGCCAAGAAAAAACGGGCGCCACACGGCGCGCCTTGGGCCCCAATCGATGGACAGCCCGGCAAGATCCGAGTCAGGTTCAAGACGAACAGATTCCAGAACGACGACGGCACCTTTGCTAAGGGTCCGAAGCTGGTTGACGCCAAGAAACAGCCTTGGAACGGTGCCGATATCGGCAGCGGATCCGAAATGATCATCGGTTTTTCTATCCGGGGTTGGGATGGCGAGGAAGGCTGCGGCATCACCCTGCTGCCCAAGGCCGCCCAAGTGGTCGGCTACGTTCCCCGCGAAGACGCTGGCGAAGCAGTCGCCGACGGCTTTGAGGAGCAGGAAGGCGGCTACGCCGTAGCCCCCTCCGGCTACGCGGACGAATTTGCCAGCGAAGAGGAGCCCCCCTTCTGATGGAGCCCTTTGCCACTCAAGTAGCGCTCAGCATCCTGCTGGGCTTTACCGCCCTGGGGGTGGCCTTAGTGCTGCCGCCCCATCCGGTGGTCTGGGGCGTGTCCCTACTGCTGGGGATGGTGGCGGTTTTTACCTGCCCTTCGCCGCCTTGACCCATGCGGCCAACCAGCAGCGACATGACCACGCATTGGCTGGAGCAGGCCGGCCGCCATCCGTTGCTCACTGAATCCGAGGCCCTCCACCTGGGGGCCTTGGTGCGGCGGTGGCAGGACTGGGAGCCATCGGTAGATCAAGCCCCTCCGTCAGTCCGCCGGCGGGGCCTGCGGGCCCGGGATCGCATGGTGTCGGCCAACCTGCGCCTGGTGGCTCACGTTGCCAGGCGGGCCCGGCATGGTCTGGGGGTGGCGGTGGCCGAAGCCGATCTGCCCGACCTGCTCCAGGCTGGTGCGATCGGCCTGCAGCGTGGGGTCGAGAAGTTCGACCCGACCCGTGGGTACAAGCTGAGCACCTATGCCTATTGGTGGATCCGCCAGGGGATCAGCAGGCACATTGATAGCCACGGCAGGACCATCAGGATCCCCACCACCCACACCGGCACCATTGCCAGGGCTGGGAAGGTGGCGGCAGCTCTGGCCGCTCACCTTGGCCGCACCCCCAGCCGCGCCGAGCTGGCTCAGGAGCTGGGCATTGCCCAGGCCGAGCTGGAGCATCTGCTGCTGATCGGTGCTGGTTGTCATTCGCTCGACGCTCCGCTGCCGGGCTCCGCATCCGGCGACCCGTCAGCGCTGATCGACATGCTCAGCGCTGACGAAGATGAGCCCCCCAGTCTGCGGAGGGATGAGCTCTTGGAGTTGGTGGGGCGGCTTGATGAGCGGGCCCAGCGGTTGATCCGGGGGCGTTACGGCCTGGGTGAGCCGGTGGTTGGTGTTGCCGAGCTGGCGCAGCGGGAACGGGTCTCGGTCCATCGCGCCCGGGGTCTGATCCGCCTGGCGGAGAACACCATGCGCCGCATCAATCCTTCGGCTTCAATCCCAGCTCCGCCATCAAATCCCGGGCCCATGCCAGATGGCGCGGAGTTGGGGGAGCAGCTAAGGCTTTTTTGATTTCCAACTCCTGCACCCGCGCCAGGGCCTGCCGGAGCAGGTGGTCAAAGGTGACGGCGTGGACCAGCGCCGAATCCAGCCGGGCTTCTAGGTCGTGCCGGTGGAGCCGGGGGATTTCCCGGCGAGCCGTTTCCAGCTCCAGCTCCCTGGACAGACTGAGTTCAGGCTTCAGCCACCAGCCTTCCATGACCGCAGATCAGATTCCCCAGTCTGATGACCCCACCCTGCGCGCCGCTGTGGACGCTGACGGCGGTTGCTGCTGGGAGATCTGCGCCGGTGGGGAATGCCTGCGGGACCGGAGCAGGCTGGAGCTGATGCGGCGGTGGTCAGTCCGTGAAAACCGGGAACGACCCGACGAACCCCCTGTCGCTGTGTAGGAATCGCATCCCCTGCTGTGGTCGCTCGGGCCTGTAGCCCTGGCGGTGCCCATACGGGGCGCACCCCGGAAGGCTGCCGTTACTGGTAGCCCTTCCAAATGACAGGGTATGAAAGTGACCGTGAAAGGTGTTATCGGCTGAGATGCTCTGGTCTAGATTTTTGCAGTGCTTGTCTACATTCCACAGCGGGCCCGCTGCGCCTCCGTTGTACTTCACTGAATCGCCATGGAAGAAACGCAGCCGCTTGTTGTAGACATCCATGTATAGGCAATCTGAATCGGCAATCTGCCACACCAGGCGCGGCTCGTCTCTGTAGTGCCGCCGCAAGTTGTGATACATCAGGTTTGCAAACGAGTTCTCACTGTGATTTGACTGCATCTTCTTTGTCAGCCTGTCATGGTTGCCGTCGTTGCAGGGCACCATGATTCGCTCCAGATCAGAGTGAGCCAGCAGGAAGTCAAGCCCACGCACCAGGGCAAGCTGGCACCGGATGATCTGCTGGGTTGGCGTCAGTGTCTGATTCTGAACGGCGTCATTGTGCAGCTCTCCCTCAATCATGTCGCCGCCGAACCATACGACCCCTTCGCGGATGGCCATGGTGTTGCGTTGGCCGTTGATGATCTTTAGTGCATTGCGGAACACCGCATCAAGACGGTCGTCGAAAATGTCAGGGTTGAACTCGTTCAGTTCGTTCACAATTTGCGGCTTCACTACCATGCCGCAGTGAATGTCACTGATCATCAGGATCGGTGCCGCCTCTTCCTTCTCTGGATCGCTCGGCGGCTCAATCGCGCCTTGGTCAAAAATGTCCCTGATCTCCAGGGCTGTGGTTAGGGCATCCTGCACCGTTTCCAGCTTGGCCAGGGCCCGCTCCGCCGATGCCTTGGCGTCGCGCACCTCGGCCCTGAGCCTGCGGGCATCCAGCTGCAGCGCCAGTAGCTCATCACTGGTGTCTGATCTCTTGTTGTTGGGGCACATACCCGGCGCGCAGAACGGCCGGCGCCGACCTGATGTCTCCTGCCATTCGATCGCGCTTTCCGGCAGCCAGGCCCGACAGGTCGAGTTGCGGCGGCATTGGAAGGTGCGCTCGCTCATCTTCCTTCCTGCCAGACCGACACGTAGATGGTCCCCATCCCGGCCAAGGGCAACACCAGATCGCGCAGGTCGCGGTTGTGCATCCGGATGCAGCCGAGCGTGGGGTAGAGCGGCTGCAGTGGCAGCCAGGCCCCAGGCCAGCCGCAGGCAGAGCCGCCACCGTGGATCATGATTCCGTCGCGACCGTCCCGGCTGCCGGGCCCCTCCTGTCCCTCAAGGCCGATTAGGTCGAACGAATACCACCCATAGGATCGGCGCTCAGCGGTGAAGGTTACCGAGGGATCGTCTTCGTAGTCCCGATAGATGGTGCCGATTTTGTACAGCCCCGGCGGGGTATCGCTTGCGCGGGAATGCCAATCGGTTTCGGATGATTGGCCCCGCGCCAGCGCTGCCACGCCCCACAGCCGCTGGCCCCGGTGGTCGAATCCGGTGATCGTCTCGGCCTTGTCATCCACCACCAGGTGGTGGTCGCCGAGCTTCAGATCAGGTCGCTGCGTGGGCCCAACCAGCCCAGTCCGCTTGGGCTCGGCCGCTGCTGCTGGGCTCCCGGCGGCCCTCCAGTCGGCGGTGAAGGCTTGGCGCTGCTCAGGCGTCAGAGCCTGATCCAGGGCGGACAGCGCCGCTAGCTGATGGGGCAAGACCAGGCCGCGCTTGGCGATCTCCTGAGCAGCGGAGCGAACAGAGGCGGTGGTGGGGGTCATGGCACCAGCATGATTGCTAAAGGATTTCCATCCGTAGGCGTGGCGGCACAGTTGCGCCATGGGTCAGGCGCCCTGGTCTTGCAGGAAGCAACGTAGCTGGTTACGACTAGGGCTAATAGGGTGTGCATTTTATCGAACCAACCATTGCTCAGTTGTACTGTTTACGTCGTCAAGTTTCTTCCACCCACTACCTACAGGCTGGCCTTTGCGGATTGTGAGCTTGCCCAGTAGGCCTATGGCAGCCCATTCGGGCCGGTCTTCTCTAGGGGTGTACTCCAAGTCTGGATCAAAAGCGGGACTGAGCTTCCGGCGTTGCTGGACAACCATGCTGCCATCATCATCCTCTACTTCATAGTCTTCTTTGATATAAGAACCAAAGGCGTCCCGCTCATACTTGCCCCTCCAGTGATTCCAAGCGGCATCGCCAACAACTGATGGGTTGCTGCTGACCACCCCGACTGGGTTCTCGCCGGCAACTGCGGGTCGGATCTTGCCTCCAACGAGAACTACGCTGATGCCCCTGCGGTCGTCTTTGTCAGGGTTGCCATCTGCCCACTCAAAGAACTCGGCATAGTCAGCCCCGCCACCAGTCCAGGATCCGTCGCAGAAGGCGGTGCCATCCCCACGGAACCTGAACTCAGCATTTGTAGTCCCACTAAAAGAGGTGTATAGGGCAAGGAGGTTAAATACGCTGGAGCTGGCCCTGTCGGTGCTGGTTGCGGCAACGTCGTTGCTAAAAGAGCTATTAAAATTATGGATTCTAACAGTTGGCCCTCCATTGATAGTGCTAGTGAACTGGTGCTCATAGTTGGCAGTTGGAGAACCGCCAATGTACGAACCACTTTGGCTTGCCTTAAGAAAACCAGCCCCTGTGAACCAAAATCTGCCGTCGAGAGTTTTTAATGAGCCATCGGCAGTAGATGTCAGCATTGGATCGATGCAAATTGTATTGACTAGGCTATTGTTTAATACCGAAGGCCTAGAGTTCAGGTTTGCATAAATGTTCTGTCCTATGTATATTTCACTGCTGTCGTAATCGAGTGTGATGCCATAATCAGTTGCACCCCCTCGACCACTCATAAAATTGCCGACTACCGTTCCGAAGACGGCGAAGAACTTGAATACACCAAGCGTCTGAGCCTCAGCGTAGCAATTATTGCCGATCCAGGTGCCACTGCCGCCACTCCAGTACACAAGTGCGTTAGAAGTGGGTGAGCCGGGATACTGAGAGCGTATATCACAACCAACAACCCTGACAACGCTGCTGTTGTTAAACTGAATGGCTTGTGTTTTCGCGTCAATGTGCAAACCAAAAAGGGTGATAGCATCACCTTTGTTGGTGTAGATAGCATAATTGCCAATTAGTTCACCCTGTGAAAAGTAAAGCGATTCAATGCCGCCATTGGCACTTGCGTTCCCTTGTGTGAAGACACACTTGTCAAAGACCGAAATGTATATGTTTTGGCTTGAAAACGTCCTGACCATGTTGTGGCCAGCCAGGTCGTTTTTAATGTGTATCCCGTAAGTGTTGGGAGTCCCAGCTGGCGATGGGCTGCTGTTGTTGACAATGGAGAGGTTTACAGCGGAGACCCCGGCAGATCGGTTGAGGTAAAGGCCTTTATTCCAGCGTGTACCTAGCGGATTGCTCGGGTAAGCCGAACAGCAGATAGTGACATTGTTGAGATGAAGTTTATCTAGGAAGCCAATTACTCCGGCTGTCCCGGTGTAGCGCAGCTCAACGCAGCATTCAGCGACTTCACCTATTGCTGAAGCTGTTTTGCAAAGGTAGATCGAATCAATGGAGTACGGTGCAGTAATGTCTTGATTAGAAAACCCTCCTTGGCTATAAGTAAAAGTAAAGAGAGTTCCAGTGCCTTCAAATGAGATCAAAGAAGCAGAGCCCTCGCCTTGAATTTTAATAGGCTGGGAAGCTGTGAATCCAGAAGTTACCTTATAGATTCCCTCTGGAAAATAGACAATACCCCTTGCGGATGCAATGGCATTAGCAATGGCAGTAGTATCATTAGCAATACCATCGCCAACTGCGCCAAAGTCCTTAACGCTTACAGTTTCGCGTAGCTTGCTAGTAATCGTTCGATCAACTGCACCAGTTCCTGATTGCGTGAAAACCTGAGCAGCAGTCAAAGCGCTGGTTGTGGCCAGTCCTAAATTCGCGGCACTGAGAGTGCCGATGGCAATCCAGCCATTGTTGGCCGCGTTTCTGATCTTCAGCAGGCCCGTTACGGTATCCGCCCAAAGCTGATAGGCGTATGTCGTGCTTGGCGCTGCGTTGCCGCTGTTGCTACTGGCTATTGCCGCCAGCGCATTATTCAAATCGGCCAGGAAGGCAACGCCGCTGGCATCTGCGATCGAGTAGTCATGCTGAGCCATTAGGAGACCTGCCTACCAAATCCAATCGCAGTATAGCTAAATTGCCTGGCCACAATTGCGCCGACTGCGTTCCTGAAAGTTACGTCAAAGCCATTGCGGGTAATACTTGCGGCGTCGAGCACCCAATGGTCTCCAGCGGACATGCCGTAGCCCGTAACGCCTACGTTGGGCGGCTCGAAAAATGGCTCAGCAAACGCAACTGAGTAGGTGGACGCACCAGCTGACAAGGCGCCCGACTGTTCAATGCGCTGTTGAAGCTCCATCACGGCACCCAGTTCATCGATGATGATGTTCTGCGCAGGGTCGCGGCTGGTGGCGACCGTCTTGAACTGGAAGCCCCGGCCGCGCACGATGCCATTGGCTAACTCGCGCCAATCGGACCAATCCGGCGATAGGTCTGGATCTGTTGCGGTGGAGCGCACCAGCAGCACCGCGTCCACGTCGCTGCCCACTCCGCCGCTGATTGAGCTCCAGGTGCTGATCAGGCCAGGCCTGCCGCTGATCAGGTCGTACTGATTCAGCGAGCGGGTAACAAAGCGGCGCTGGATGTTTACATCAAAAACGCCACCCATGTCATAGGTGGAGCCAAACTCATATTCGCCACGGGCCGACACCAAAGCATTGCCGCTCGCGGCGATGGACGGGAGCGCTGCAATGCTCGCGTAAGAGCTGATCAGTGGGCCGCTGCCCAAGATGAGCGCATCAAAATAGCTGCTATACAGCATGTCAATGGTGTTGCCGTTGAATGGCGGAGTTTCCTGATCTTCCGCGTACGTCTTGACCAGCAGCCGCGGCTGAGGCTCTGGCAGATCGGTGACCACATAGGCAACGCCAACGGACTCGCGCCCGCCATCGTCTTCAAACTTCAACAGATAGCTGCCCTCAAGAAGGGGCACCTGCTTTTGGACCTGGTTGCCGCCAGCCGCCTGAATGACGCTGATCGCTTCACCCCATGCCGGAGTGTCCAATCGTGGACTGTGCCGGATGAGCACGCGGCCACCCAGTCGTACATCCAGATCAGGGGCGCGGTCCCAGCTCAGGATGGCGCTGGCTCCGTCAATCGGCAGCAAAGACGCGCCGGTTACATCGGCCGGCGGCGCAGTCTTGCCAGAGCACGTGAACCAAAGTTTTGACGGCTGGCTGAGGATGATGCCATTCTTCGCCGATGCCACCAGGATTTCGTAGATCCCTTCCTGTGTGTCCAGGATTTCGGTGCTTGGCTCGCTGATGGTGCGCTGCTGCCAGTTTTCGCCGCTGCGGCGAAATGAGACCCGGTAAGTGCTGACTCCTGGCACCAGGCTCCAGCTCAACTGCAGCTTGGCCAGCGCCCGCCCGCCCGCGTCGTAAAGCACTTCGACACCGGTAAGGTTCTGCGGTGAATCGGGAATGATGTTGAGATCGGTGATGTCCCGCTGGGTCAGCGCTAGGCCTTGCTCGACGTAGTCGTACTTGCTTTCGTTGTGCGCCAGTGCAGTGATGGTGCAACCAACTCCGTCGCGCTCCTCAACTGCCAATACTCGCCATGTGGACGTTTGGATATTGGGACTTTCGTAAACCCAGATTGAGTTGGCTTGCGGCGCCGAGCTGAATGCCGAAGCAACAGTGACCACGTTGCCGACAATGAATGACACAACACGAGATTGCACCGTGCCATCGGCCAAGATCACTGAAAGGGTAGAACCCCAAACCACAGCCAGACCAGCGGAATTGTCCAGCGTGACCTGGGTAGTAGTGGCCGCTGTTATGGCACCACCACGGCGAGATCCGGCCCGCAGGGGATCGGCCACCGCAACGATCTGCCCAGGTCTGACCGTGACGGCGCTGGCCAGGTTTGACGTGAAACTGATGGTTTCGCCTTCGTTGGCTTCGGAGTAAAGAAGCCATTTGCCAAGCCGTTGCGCCTGTCCTCGACTGGTACAGGCAAAGGCGTCAATCTCGGCCTTTACCACTCCATAGCGAGCAATGCCGGCGGGGTCCTCCACCACCTCAAAGGCACTGTCTCGAAGGTCTAAATCTTGGTATCGGACCACGACCACCGTGGGCCTGCTCTTTAGGCTGCTGCCTGAATAGGTGAATCCTTCCTGGCCAACGTTGGCCAGTGTGAAGAGCATTGACGGATCACTGGGCCGGTCCTGGCTGATCGTGAGCGCTCCTGCTGCCCAATAGGGCATGACGCGCATCGTTGAACACAAATCATTGATCAGCCGGTAAGCATCATCAGCGGTTTGAATGTTGGCGTTGCAACTAAATCGAGGCTCGTAACCACCAAAGCCGTCGGGCACCAACGCGGAGGCGTACTGGCTGGCGGAATAGAAAGCCCACTTATCGAGCTTGCTGGTATCTAGGTGGTCACCAAAGCCAAACCTGGCGTCAGTCAGCAACGCCCACAAGCACCATGCGGGATCGCTTGTCCACTGCGCTGCACCAAAGGTGCCATCCCACATACCCCTTGGGAAGTAAAGCCTGCCGGTGTAATAGTCAACTTCTGCATTGCTTGGGATCTTGACCTTGAGACCACGCACTCGATAGCTGCGTGATGGAATTGAGTTGAACTGCTCTGCGTCAACTCTCAGTCCCACAAGCGCTGAATTTGGATAGGCGAGCTTGGCGTAGGTGATGCTGCTAAAGCTGGCCCAGCTAAAGGCGTTGGCCAGTTTTGAGCTTGTGCTGTCTGGGCTCACCCTGCTCACTCGGATGTCAACCGGGGACGGGCCAGACAGTCCAATCCAGTATTGGCGTTGATACTGTTGCGAGGTTCGGCCGCTAATTGTGTCATCAACAACCGTTGTGTATGATACTGTTGCGAGGTTCGGCCGCTAATTGTGTCATCAACAACCGTTGTGTAGCCGCCGCCGTTGTACTGCACTGCAATGCGAAGGTTGACACTGGCGCCCAAGATGTCGCCCTTGTCGGTGTATTCTTGCAACGCTGGCAATGTCACCACGACGCGCACTGCATCAGCCGCTGCGGTGATGGTGCGAATTACAGGGGTTGCAACGTTGACAACTACGCCTACGCCTGTTTCGCTAACGACTTCATCAAAGCCCGAAATGTAATCCTGCGACTGCGTCCCGTTGCGCGTCTGCACTGACACGCCATTGAAATTCAGACTGCCATCAGGGTTCTGGATCGGCGTGCCACTAAGGTAGATCGACTGCAGACCATTGACCAGGCCGCCAATCTCGCCTTCCCCGATCAAGTCAAGGATTTTAGCGTAACTGGTTGAAAATAGATTGTTTGTCGCTTCGGTGGGCACGTACTGCGCTGGCTGCGCTACGGCAATTGTCTGCGGTTGCGACCGTTGGCGACCGCCGCCACTACCACCAGAGCCGCTGATCATGCTGCCACCTGATCAACGTCAATACCGGCCGAGATCACAATAGAACCAACAATCACTTCACCAAAAACAATCGGAACAGGCACGCCTTGGCGTGTCGTATTTTGAATGCCACTGAATGAGTAATTTTTGCGCGGATCGTTGTCATCGGCAGCCTTTGCCATTGGCCCCATGGCCATGGCAGCGCCAGCGCCTGCCATGCGCGGCACGGGGGTAAGTAACTGCGCCACGCCGCCCAATGCCAGGCTGGCGCCGACTCCGGTGATCAACGAGAAGGCAAGCGGCCCCAGCCATGGCTGGCCAATGACAAACGCAGCCGCCACCAGCGCCACCCCAGCGATCACCCGGCCTACGGCGCCAGCCCCGCCAATTACCGGCACGATTGAGACTGCTGAGCCGCCGGCCGGTTCGTGGAGGTCGTCGGACTCAAGAGCCCGAGCCCCCAGGCTCACGCAGTAATGCTGGTCTGCCATGTGCCGCTCAACCTGGGGAAAATTGGCCAGCAAAAAGCGCACGGCTTCGGCGGCGCTGGCCACCTCGGCGCGGAAGGTGCGGCGACCCAGGAACTTCGCCAGCCTGCCGTAGACGCGAATCGTCCTCATGGCTTCAGTCTGCCGACCCAGCCGGTGCATTTTTGCAGCCAGCCGCCATAGACATCCCGACTAGAAAGCCTGCCACGCAGGTGGTGAAGCATCATCTGATCGCCGACGTACACGCCGACGTGATTGAGCTTGGCGTTGCTGATTGCCATCAGCACGGCGTCACCTTCCTGCATGTCGGCCGGATCAATCTGCTCAAACCCGGCTTCCTCCCATAACCCGGCGAACATTGGCGCCGCTTCAAAATCATCAGGCCGATCTGGTCGCTGCCAGTCCGGCAGGGCGGTGCCCTGCTCGGCGTACCAGTCGCGCACCAGCGTCCAGCAATCCTGGACGCCCCACACCCATTCGCGGCCAAGCAGGGGTGGCTTGTAGCCCGATGGCTCGATCTCGACCCAGGCTTCGGTCTTGGGATTGCAGATCAGCCATGGCAGGCCTGAGACTTCGCAGGCGGCCAGATCGGCTGGGGATGGTTGTGGTGGGGTGATCGGATGGGAGTGGATGACGGCCAGCACCTCGCCGTCGTCTTCGCCCTGGCGGTAGTCGTCAGGGTCGAGCACGAACATCTCCCCGGGCTCCTCGGAGATATTGCGACAGGGCCTGTAGGTCTGTTTGCCAGCGATCACCAGCACCAGTCCGCAGGACTCGCGGGGATCGTCTTGCTGAGCATGGGCCAGCGCTTGGGCCTTGATGCTGTCGTTGATCATGATGAGTACGCTCCGGCGCCAGGGAAGCCACCAAAGGGCAGCTGTGAGCCGCTGCCGAAATGGTTGCGGCAGTCGGCCAGGCTTTTGGTGCAGCTGGGCAGGCTGCCGGTGTAGCTGCACTCCGCTGACTTGTAGACCCAAGAGCAGACACTGGCAATCACCTGACGCTTGGGGCTGCGAATGCCGGCAAGGTCAAAAGCCGCACATAATTCAAATTCCACCAGCTCGCGGGATTCGCCTTTGCGGCGATCAATGAAATACACCTCCCGGGGGTATTCGGCGGTGCTGTCTGGCGTCCCCAGCGGGTTCACGTTTCCAGGGAAGTTGATGGCGTCCAGGTAGCGGGCATGGGTGCGGATGCGCGTCACCTTGGCGCCCTCCAGTCCCGCTGGCAGGGTCAGCAGCAGGGCGGTGATAGTGCCCATGACGTTGGCCACCTTTAGCGATGGCCGCGGCAACTGACCGTTTCCGCTGTAGCTGAAGCCGTCGGCCTCGATCGGCAGCGCCATGTAGGAGTTTCCGGCCCAAACCACATCACCGCTTCCGGCGGCATTGATACCGGCATGGAAGCGGTAGATCGCGTTGCTGCCATGAATGGCCGTGACCAGCTGCAGCTCAAACAGTTCGATCAAAGCCGATGGGGCTGGTAGTTGAGCTTCGGAGAATGGGATGGCCATTAGTATTCAAACACCTGCCGAAATTTGGCGCGAATCTGGTTGTTGTTGCAGTTGGTGGGATCAATGCTCCATTCTTCGCACACCCATTTGCGGCCAACTTGATTCCATGGTGTTGTCCAGTCGAACGATTCGGCACCGGCGCGGGCCTCAAGGAAGGTGCGAATCTGATCGCGCTCGGCGTCGGTACGGTTGTTGAACTGCAGATCCCATGTCTTCGGGTCTGAGTTCAGGCCCATCCGAATCCGCTGCTGATAGCCATCTCCAAG